ATGTTGAGCAGTTTTAAAAACTATATTGATCTAACACAAGGATTATCTGTCATTGGTGATGAGATTATACAGTTTGTAGATTTAGGGTCAGACGGAAATCATCCTGGACCTGAGCAACACCGGCAGTATGCAGAAAAAATATTTAATTTTATAAAGGAAGGTAATCATGGGCAAGCCATTTGACGTATCAAAATTCCGCAAGGAAATCACCAAGAGTATCGACGGTCTCAGTATTGGATTCAACGATCCTACTGACTGGATCAGCACAGGCAATTTTGCCTTGAACTATCTTATTTCAGGAGACTTTAACAAGGGTATTCCGCTTGGTAAGGTCACTGTGTTTGCTGGTGAATCGGGAGCAGGCAAAAGTTATATCTGTAGCGGCAACATTGCCCGCAACGCACAACAGCAAGGTATCTTTGTTGTGTTGATTGACACAGAAAACGCCCTGGATGAAGACTGGCTCAAGGCCTTGGGTGTCGATACCGGTGAGGACAAGTTGCTCAAAATCTCCATGGCCATGATTGATGATGTAGCAAAAACTATTTCAACGTTCATGGCCGACTATAAAGCACTTCCAGATGGCGAACGTCCAAAAGTCATGTTTATCATTGATAGTCTGGGCATGTTGTTGACGCCCACAGACGTTAATCAGTTTGATGCAGGTGAAATGAAAGGTGACTTGGGTCGTAAACCCAAGGCGCTTACAGCACTTGTGCGTAACTGTGTCAACATGTTTGGCAGCTACAATGTAGGACTTGTGTGTACTAATCATACTTATGCGTCACAGGACATGTTTGATCCAGATGACAAGATCTCAGGTGGTCAAGGTTTTATCTATGCTTCCAGTATTGTAGTAGCCATGAAGAAAATGAAACTCAAAGAAGATGAAGATGGCAACAAGATTAGCGAAGTCATGGGTATCCGTGCCGGTTGTAAGGTAATGAAAACACGCTATGCCAAACCGTTTGAAGGTGTGCAGGTCAAGATTCCGTATGAGACAGGTATGAATCCTTACTCAGGACTTGTTGACTTAGCGGAGAAAAAAGGACTGCTCAAGAAAGACGGCAATCGCTTGATGTTTGTGACTTCAGATGGCGAAATCATCAAACAGTTCCGCAAGGCTTGGGAATCCAATGAAGATGGTTGCTTGGACAAGGTCATGGCCGACTTTGCCAACCAGCGCGAAACAGTAACAACAGAAGAAACAGCAACGGAGGAATAATATGTCAGTAGAACTAGCAAGCGAAATCTGGGCCGAACTCAAACGTTATGTAAACAAGGTGGATCGTGACGAAGCCGCCGAAGCCATGATTTCGGTCTTGATTGATAACGATGTTTCAGCCGATGATATCAAAGATGCATTCAAAGGTGACGCCGACGTCAAAGGTGCCTTGGCACACTATCTCAAAGATCACGTTGAAGAGGACGATGACGAGGAAGACGATGACGAGGAAGATTGGGAAGATGATGAGGATTATTAAATAATCCAAAGCACAGTAATTCACAATGCAACTATGCATAGAACTAGGGTCTGACCAATTCAAATTACATTTTCAGGTATTAGATACTCCTGTGGCCAAATTGTGGGTAGAACGCATGCAGTTGCGTGATGCCTATGCATTGGATGATGCAAAAAGATTTTATGGATTTGATTCTCTGGAAGAGGAAATTGCCCGAGCCACAGCATTCATCACGCATTGTATCGCAGTAATCAATGATTTTGAACCAATCATTGAACGAGAATTTACCACAGTTGATGACCAAGATTGTCTAAATTATCTGCACCATGTATTTGAAGTGTATCACGGTCTGCTGGATCAACAGGATCATGAGTTTTGGCGACGTGCTCCAGCTCATGTGCGTTGGGCTCTGGCCAATTTGAATTTGGCCGTGCACCGCTGTGAAACAGCAAGCCAAGGCAATCGTCCTAGATTTGTATGCACCTGGTTTGGCCTGCCCAAGACACAAACCCTGGATCCAGCACTGATTCAGGATCACGGAAAATTAGCCACGTCATTTGGAACCATTTGTTTGAACTACTGCGAAATAGGCAAAACAGTCGAAGACCTTGCCAATGACAATGATCACTACATAGCCGATGAAGCATTTAAACCATTCTCGCACTACTCGGCTGATTTTGTTGTGCGCATGTTTGAAGAATCTGACCTGGATGTTCGAACCAGATTAGACAAAATAAAAGAATATTTTTTAAACCATGTTGATTTTTTTAATCGCCGTGGCATAACCGATCCCGACGGTCCACTGGTGGCACCATATCGCCTGCCTGTGGCCCGTTTGATTGAAACCATGCCCAGAGATCAATTGATCAAAGAAATAGCCCAACGGCAACAAGTAAACCAAGTGTACTTTGTATGACTATGATTGATAATTATTATTGCTCACAAAAATTCTGGTGGTTGACCGTGGAACCCGAACGCCGTTCCGTGGCGTCTTGTTGTGCAGCCACTCCAGAAAAAATTGACATGGACTGGCTACGATCCAATCCTGGGCAACTGTTCAATACCAGGTTACTACAGACCGAACGTGAACAAATGTTGGCCAATCAGCCGGTGGCCAGTTGTGAAGATACCTGTTGGAAAGCCGAACGTGCCGGCCTGCCCAGTCGACGCACTGTGATGAAGTCCGATCAACCAACACATGCGGTAGCCGACCCAACCACTCTACACATCAATCTAGGAAGTGATTGCAATTTGACCTGTAGTTACTGCACCAAACAATACAGCACAGCCTGGTTGCGTGACATTGAAGCCAACGGACCTTATCTGCCCGACACTCGATTTGAAATCAACAACAATGATCGTATAGTTTTAAAATTGGGACAAAAGGCCATAAAAACCAGCGACAGCTATCAACTGATCCTGGACGAAATACGCAATATCAAAACCGCCCGGCAGATTGAAATCACCGGTGGTGAACCATTTCTATACAACGGTCTTGCTGAACTGGTAGCAAACTTTACAGCTCCAGTAGACATATTCACCGGACTAGGAGTTGATACTCGTCGGTTGGAACGTGTGTTGGACAGCCTACCTGACTCTGTGACCTTTACGGTCAGTGCCGAAAACATAGGTCAGCTTTATCAGTTCAACAGATACGGCAACACCTGGAATAGATTCTTGCAAAACTTAGAATTGATTCGCAGTCGATTCAAGTATAAATTCTGCACAGTGGTAAGCAATCTGACCGTGCATGGTCTAGCGCAGTTTCGCGCAGAGTTTGGCACAGACCACGACATAATCAATTACTGCAATGATCCAGACTATCTCAGTGCCAGTGTGTTGGATCCCACAAGCAAGGCCCTATACAGCGATCTAATGCCAGACCTGATAGACACTCTCAAGGTAGAGCACACAGTTGAACAGAAACAAAAATTGCGACAGTATCTTTATCGTTTTGCAGATCTAAGAAATTTGGAGTTGCAAAATTTTCCTGAACATTTTATAAACTGGCTAGATGAATAAGTATTTTCCCATACAGTCTGAAACAGCTTGCCAGCTCAAGTGGACCTGGAGCAGTATCTATCTTTACAACGGCCAAACCAACAGTTGTCATCGAGTGAACCGTTCCGATCTGACTGCCGACAGCTTTGCAAATTTTCACAACACACCCAAAAAGATATCCGACAGAGAACTCATGTTGCAAGGACAGTGGCCTCAGGGCGGTTGCGAATACTGCAAGAAAATTGAAGATGCTGGCGGTGTCAGCGATCGTATGATGCAACTCAACGTGCCTGATCTGACTCCGCCAGAGCTAGAATTGGATCCTCGAGCCACCACAGTAACTCCGCGCATAGTGGAAGTTTACTTTGACAATGTATGCAACATGAGCTGTGTGTATTGCGAAGATCGTTTTAGCAGCCGCATACAGCAGGAAAATAATCGGTATGGTCGTTTTGAAAAAAACGGATTGGTAATTGACAACATCAGCCAACCACACCCAGAGAAAGATAGACTTACAGAAGAATTTTGGATCTGGATGGATCTGCACTACAGCACTGTGCGCAGATTTCATATCTTGGGTGGCGAACCGTTTTATCAACAACAATTTGACACCTGCATGGATTTCCTGTACAATCATAAAAACACTGAATTAGAATTCAATATTGTCAGTAACCTTATGATAGCACCGGAAAAGTTCAAAAACTACATTGCCCGCATACGAGAACTAGTGGCCACTAGAAAAATCAAACGTTTTGATCTTACAGCCAGTATTGACTGTTGGGGGCCAGAACAGGAGTATATTCGACACGGACTGAATCTTGACCAATGGCGTGAGAATTTCGAATTCCTAGTAAAAGAACGCTGGATCACTCTTAACATCAATCAGGTTGTATCGGCCTTGTCTGTGCCCAGCATACCGGCACTGATTGAATACATCAATGGTCACAGACAGTCACGAGAAATAGGACATCATTTGATCACTGTAAATACTCCCTCACACATGAATCCTGACATATTTGGTGCAGGATTCTTTGACAACCATTTCAAAAAAATACTAAGTATTATGCCAGAAGATACTTGGCAACAGAAAGAAATAAAAAATTACATGCTTGGAGTCAGTCGTCAGATTGCACAAGCAGGCAGAAACACGCAAGAAATAATTAAATTACTCACGCACCTGAACGAAATTGATCGCCGTCGCAAATTGGATTGGCAAACAACCTTCCCCTGGTTAGCAAAGGAACTAGAAAATGTGGTATAGCAAAATAGTAGCAGATCTCAGCAACATTCCAGACTTTATTGCACACTATGAACGTGAGTTGGATGATGCCAAACGCGATGTGCGCATTGGTGGACTTGTGGAAAAGAATATCACGGCCTTGCCCGGCATCACTGAGCACAGATTCAACCAGCTACAAGAAATTGAAGCTATTCTTAATCACTTAAATATACAGTTGCGAAAAATACGCCGTAAACATTTTCAAAAGTATCTGGAAGGATACGCTAGAGCTCTCACATCAAGAGATGCTGAAAAGTATGTGGACGGTGAAGATGAAGTGATTGATTTTGAAACCATTATCAATGAAGTGGCCCTGCTGAGAAATCGTTGGTTGGGTATCATGAAAGGTCTAGACAGCAAGAGCTGGATGAGTGGGCATATCGTTCGTTTGCGCACAGCCGGAATGGAGGATATACAGGTATGACATTTGCAACACAGGGCGACAGCCATCAACACAGTCTCAAAACACTTAATCAACTGTATGAGTATGATGATTTCATGTATAGTATCACCAGCGTGGTTGATCTGGGTTGCGGACTAGGTGATGATCTCAAATGGTGGGGCACTAGAACCACACGTGACACTCCTCCAGAACCTTTAAAAATACAATGCACCGGCATAGATCTAGCTGAAACCTTGCCCTGGACTCAACAATACCCCAACATCACTTATCAATCTGGTGATTTTGAAAAGGACATTATAGCACCGCCCAAGGGGTTTGATATCTTATGGTGTCACGATGCGTTTCAATATGCAACCGCACCCTTACAGACCTTGAATCGTTGGTGGCACATGGCCAGTCGTGGTGGCATGCTGTATATTGGTGTGCCTACAACACAGCGCATACATCGCCGGCAGTTGGATTATCACCTGCCCAGCGCCAACTACTATCACTATACCATGGTCAATCTTATACACATGTTGGCTGTCAATGGATGGGACTGTCGCAGTGGTTTTTTCCGGCAGGAACCTGGAGATACCTGGTTACATGCAGTGGTCTACAAGAGTGATCACGAACCCATGGATCCCAAAACTGCCAGCTGGTATCAGCTGTCAGAGTTAAAACTCCTGCCTGAATCCACCGACGCCACCATCATGTCCTACGGGCATTTACGTCAACAAGATCTCATAGTGCCCTGGATTGATCACAGCATAATGAGCATGGCTGTAGGTTGATCATTAACGGCATATATAATAATATGCAATGTTTAATATCTAAAACGATAAATAATTTTAGGAGAACACACAAATGATCACAGCACCAATTAGAACTTTAAAATTTTATGGCCAAGGATACAGTAGCCAGCCCTTATCTGTGGTGGCCAGTGTCAATGACGTCACTGTATTTTCTGGGGAAATTCCCACAGTAAACGAATCGTTTGATTCAGCTGCTGATGCCAATGCAGTCCTGTTTAGCTTTGATACCGGAGTTGATTCCAGTTTTAATGGTAGTTTGCCCATGTCCATCTTGGTCAGTGGCACCGACGGCGGCGTGGTATTTGGTAATGTAGAAGTCAATCAGCAGTGGGTGGTCAATCCGGCATTTACCGAAGAACAGATAACTACTTTTTTAGATAAATCTGTTGATCGTGCAACCAAAGTGACACTTAGAAGCACTGTGGCTTCACCGGCGTTCAGTGCCGACGATATTTCCTGGTTAAACACAGCAAATTGTGCCGGCGACGAAACAGCTAATCAGCAATACAAACAAAAATTGGTCAGTCACGGTTGTCATACCTATGTGCAGTCTGCTGATGCCTATGCCGCAGTTGATAGCATAGCAAATGTGGCCATAAACAATACAGTATTGACATCGTCAACAAATCCAAAAGTTCCAGCCGACGAGTGTCTTACATTACGTGTGAATTTAACTTGCCTGGGCATTCCAGCATTTGATTTGCCGCTTTGATACGGTGACATCACAAAAACCCTACTTGATGTAGGGTTTTTTTATGGTTGACCAAAAATGCCCAATTTGCTATAATTGTTACATAGTGTAGTAATTAGACAACAATTTGCAAAGAAAGGCAAAATATGGTAATAAAGAATCAAAAAGCAAGAGCAGCAATAGCAACTGTAGCAATGGTAGCATTGGTAGTGACAGTAACAGCGATCGTTCAGTTAGTGGCCGCTTACTTAGATCGTGACACGATCATGAAAGGCCTAGCTGGTATAGTGTTACTGTTTCTGTTATACACCATCTACGGTTTATTTTTAGCTAAAATCCAATACGATGACAAAATCCGCAAAATAGCAGAAAAATAAGCGGTTGACCAAAAAAGACCAATACAGTATAATAGTATTATTAACAATATAGTTAAGGAGCTAAAAGTGTCAACAATCTTAATCAAAAGCGGTAGTTATCGCAATCAACCTGTAAACAATGTAAACTTTGAATTGGTCAAAGGTTACCAAACTGGAGCCAAAGGAGGCTATGTGACTGTAAAATCAGAAGGCTTTTTTGGCCCCGACATGCCCGAGGTAGTTCGCGTCAATGTGAACTCGATTGAAGATGTAGAATTTACCGCCGGTGAGCCAGTGGCAACAGTTCATCCCAAGGTGCATGTTCATGCTCCGGCACCAGTCGAAACCGATGAAGAAGTTATGAACCGTATTGAAGAACGCTTCAACATTCTGCAGGAAATGACTCGTGCCACCATTTCAGGTGATGTGCGAGCCATGATTGTGGTTGGCCCTCCTGGTGTCGGCAAAAGCTACGGTGTAGAATTTGAACTGGAAAAATCAGGACTGTTTGACAAGATTTCAGGTCGCAAGATCAAGTATGAAGTGATCAAAGGTGCCATGACTCCGATTGGTCTCTACTGCACTCTGTATCGTCACAGTGATCGTAACAATGTGTTGGTGTTTGACGACTGTGACTCAGTGTTCCAGGATGAACTGGCATTGAACATTCTTAAGGCCGCATTGGACTCGGGTAAGAAACGCAAGATCCACTGGAATTCGGACTCGGCCATGTTGCGTCGCGAAGGCGTCCCAGACCAGTTTGACTTCAAAGGTGGCTGTATCTTTATTACCAACTTGAAGTTTGACAATCTTAAAAGTAAAAAAATGCAGGATCACCTGGAAGCCCTGCAGAGTCGTTGTCACTTCTTGGACCTTACACTCAACACCATGCGTGACCGTTTCTTGCGTATCAAACAGATTTTCCGTCAAGGACAACTGTTTAACGACTACGAGTTCACACCAGAACAGGGCGATGAAATTTTAGCCTTCATGGATGAGAACAAGGATAAATTAAGAGAAATGAGTCTGCGCATGGCCTTGAAATTGGCCGACCTGACCAAGGTATCACAGTCAAATTGGAAGTCTTTGGCTCGTAGCACTTGCATGAAACACAGTTAATCGGTAGCTCCTGGGTAGATGAAACGCTACCCATTTGACGGCAGGCCTTTAGGGGCCTGTCTTTTTGACTTTAGTCAACCAAGTATGTTATACTATCCATATGCGAACAGCTAAAATTGTAATCCGTGATGAAGTAAACATCAAAATCGAAGGTCTGGAACTGGATGCACGCAGAGCCTTGGTCACAGCATTCAAATACGATGTTCCTGGTGCTAGATATCTTCCAGCGGTGCGTCTTGGACGTTGGGATGGTAAGGTTTCATACTTTCAGTTGGGTGGTAGCACCTATGTGAATCTGTTACCAGAGATTATCCCCATCTTGGAAAAGTTCAACTATGATATTGAACTGGATGATCTAAGAGATTACTCGACTACATTTACATTTGACCGTGTGACCGAATCCACATTCAGTCATGTAGCATGGCCCAAGGGACACCCCATGGAAGGCCAACCCATGCAACTACGTGACTATCAGGTTGAGATCATCAACAACTTTCTTGAGAATCCTCAGTGCATACAGGAGATTGCCACAGGTGCAGGCAAGACTGTGATCACAGCGGCCTTGTCAAATGCAGTAGCACCACATGGCAGAACCATTGTGATTGTGCCCAACAAGAGTCTAGTAACACAGACTGAAAAAGACTATGTGAACATGGAGCAGGATGTGGGTGTGTATTTTGGCGACCGTAAAGAGTGGGGACGTCAGCACACCATCTGCACCTGGCAGAGCTTGAATGTGTTACTAAAGAATACCAAGTCGGGTGTGGGCGATTGCACCATACAAGAGTTCTTAGAAGATGTGGTATGTGTTATTGTGGACGAAGTGCATATGGCCAAGGCCGATGCACTGAAAACTCTACTGACCGGAGTCATGAGTCGTATACCCCTACGTTGGGGACTCACAGGAACCATACCCAAAGAACCATTTGAGTTCCAGGCCTTGAAATGCAGTCTGGGTCCAGTTATAGGCAAACTCAGTGCCAGCGAATTGCAAAGTCAAGGCGTCCTGGCTCAGTGCCATGTGAACATTGTGCAACTAGTAGATCATGCAGAATTTACCAACTATCAAAGCGAGCTCAAGTTTCTACTAGAAGAGCCCGACAGACTAGATACCATTGCTGACTTGATTCGGCAAGTAAACTTGACCGGCAATACCTTGGTCTTGGTGGATCGTATTGCGGCCGGACAAGGGCTTATTGAACGCCTGGGCGATGGAGCAGTCATGGTGTCGGGTGCAACCAAAGCAAAGGATCGACAGGATGAATATGATGAAGTGGCCGACGCTACTGGAAAAATTATTGTGGCCACCTATGGTGTTGCTGCTGTTGGTATTAATATACCCCGTATCTTTAATCTTGTTCTTGTGGAACCTGGCAAGTCTTTTGTGCGGGTCATACAGAGCATTGGAAGAGGAATACGCAAGGCCGAAGACAAAGACCATGTCCAAATCTGGGACGTGACTTCAACCTGTCGCTTTGCCAAACGGCACCTAACCAAACGCAAACAGTTCTACAAGGAAGCCAACTATCCGTTTACTCAAGAAAAACTAGAATGGAAATAAAGGTTGCATACTACAAAAAACATGCTATAATCATTGTATGAGAATACTAACACTAGACAACGAGCCATTTGAACTGGATCATCTGCCCGAAGAAGTAGATGACATGCGCTTTGCTATTTTTGACAACAGTGATCCCAAAGATCCTGACCATCACTACATACCCTTGATATTTCTGGAAAGTTTTACCAGCCCGGCCTTGGTTCTACGCATTGGTGATCAACGAATCAAGATGCCGGTAGACTGGCAAATACTGATTGGCGAACCTGACCTTGGCGATCTGGAAGTGCTACCTCTAACATCGATTAACGATCGTGGATTTAAAGCATTTCAATTCAATCCACTCAGCAGTTTTAGACCCAGTTTCTTAGACATAGAAATCATTGACGTGTATCAAGAAGTGACCTGGTATGCACCCAAACTTAAAAATGGACAGATGTTGTGCGTGCCTGTGGGCACAGGCACCCAGCCCGAGTGTGTGTATTTTGTCAAAGATATTAGTCGCAACTGCGAAGTGGTCGACTACAACAAGGCCTGGTAATGACCGAAGTCAAGATTTTTCTTCTAGCAGAAGGATGGAAGAATTCTGTAGAAGTAATCAACAAGTTATATTCACTGCCTACTACAGAACCTGTGGTGATTGATACTGAAAACGAAGGATTCAGTTTAAAATCGCTTGGAGTTTTACAAGTGATAGATCGGTGGGTAGCCGACACTGGAAGATCTCCGGATACTGTAAAAATCAACACGCCCAATCAAATTGAAAAAACAAATTATGAATTTGTTGCTCAGAAAAAAATGTCACATTTCTTTTTGAACAAATTTGTTAGCAAATATTTTTGCCCACCACGTCCGCTGGTTCCAACTGAAAAACTATTTGGATTGTTTGTAGGAAAATACACCAGAGACAGAAATACCATAGCCCGAGATGTCGTGTCTGAGTATAAACAAAACTTTTTAATGAGTGTTATGGGCAGCCAACATCGACCCAGTCCTTGGTGGGATCCTGAAGTATACGCAATCGGCTCTATTGACAATCAACTGGTTCACAATCAGTATAACTCCAGCGAACCCGATACCAATCGCAGTTTATTGCAATTTTACAATCAATTTGAAATCGAACTAGTATCTGAGACTTTTTTATATGGACAAAGTTTTTTCCCAACAGAAAAAACAATAAGGCCCATGGTTGGTTGCCGACCAATGTTGATAAACGGGCCCGTGAACTTTTTAGACAATCTAAAACAGTTGGGATTCAGAACATTCGATCAGCTTTGGTCAGAAGATTACGATCGTTACGAATTTCCAGAACGATGGAATCAAATCAAATTGGTAATTGACCAGGTAATCGAGCATGGATATGATCGCAATCTGGCCAACGAGATATTACAATATAACTATAAACATCTTCAACAGTTGATGGCAAGACCACATGGATAAACTCAGCATTGCCAATGAAATGACACAGTTTGATCGTAAGAATCGACAGTTCTACGATGAGCTCACTGTGGAAGAACGGAAAAAGTTTTCAAACTATCTCATGATACGCTGGGGCTCCAGTGTGCAGGGTTCAAGAGATCTACAAGAATTCTATCTGATCAGTTGCAACGAACGATTGAACAAGAGATTTTTTGACGTGAATCGCCATCCCAAACTGCAATGGCTGGTTGCAACCACAGTGAGTCCTGACCTGGGCACACAGCGTCATCAATGGATTGCTCCCAAGAAAAAAGAAGCCGGTGTCGGTAGCATACGCAAACAGTTGGCCGAAATATATCCGCATCTCAAGGATGATGAGCTGGATTTTCTAGCACAGATAACTACCAAAAAAGAAATTGACGACTACCTAAAGGCCTCAGGACAAGAGTCTAAAAAATGAAGTATACCTGTCAGTATTGTCGTAAAGATTTCATAAGAGAAGCCAGTCTTGCAGTGCATAGCTGTGAACCAAGACGGCGCCGCATGGAAAAAGATGAGGCAGGCGTGCGACTAGGGTTCAATGCATACATCAAGTTCTATGAACTCACACAAGGATCGGCCAAACTAAAAACCTTTGACGACTTTGCCGACAGTCCCTACTACAAGGCCTTTGTAAAGTTTGGTCGTTACTGTGTAGACATCCGGGCTATCAATCCAGCACGTTTTGTTGAGTGGGTGTTGAAACAAAACAAGAAGCTGGATCACTGGGCCAAGGATACAGTCTACACCGAATACTTGATTGACTACTTGAGGGTAGAAAATGTCAACGATGCCTTGGCTCGAGCCATGGAGTTTGGCATAGACTGGTCTGAGCAAACTGGCAATCCAGCCGAAGATTGCCTGCGTTATGGCAATACCAATGCCATGGTCTATGCAGTGACCACAGGCAGGATCAGTCCTTGGATCTTGTATAACTGTGAAAGCGGCCAACGCTTTCTAGCTGAACTGGATGCCACGCAGATTGCCATGGCATGGCCCTACATTGACTCTGAAATATGGATGAAAAAATTCAGCGACTACATGGCTGATCAAGAGTATGTGAAAGAAATTTTAGAAAAGGCAGGGTGGTAATGAGCGCAGATATTGACATTGACTTGGCCAATAGAGATCAACTGCTGGCCTTGATACAGGCAACCCCAGCCAGACAAACCACTCAAGGACAAGTTCGTCGACACAACTCGGGTGTGTATGTGACTGATATACCTTGGGATCCGGTCAATGCCTGTGCGGCCATAGACTATGAGGAAGCTGAGGATCTGGGCTACTTCAAAATTGACCTGTTGAACATGTCGGTGTATCAATTGGTAAAAAATCCCGAACACTATGAACAAATGCTGGCACAAGAGCCGCCTTGGGAATGCTTATGGACTGATTCTGCCTGGGCCGGTCAATTGGTGCATGTAGGCAATTATGTGGAACTACTTAGATCAATGCGGCCAGACAGCATACCAAGAATGGCTGCATTTATATCAATCATACGTCCGGGCAAGGCACACCTACAAAACCGTCCATGGTCAGAAGTGTTTGAGTCAGTATGGGATGGTGATGATTCTAAAGGATTTGTATTCAAACATGCGCATGCTGTAGGCTATGCGGCCCTGGTGGCCCTGCACATGAATCTACTCAATCAACCCGTCGCACCAGAGTAATCGATTTACGTTTGGATTTTTTGCGGCTTATTTCGCTGAGACTGCAGATGGGACCGTGGAGTATTTCCAAGTCCTTGTTGGTAAAGGTGCGTAGATAGGGTCTAAATGGTTCCCAATCACCTTTGAGAAATATGTTGATGGGCACACTACGATTGCTTTCCCACCACCAGATGTTGGCCAGTTCTAGGAACTGCCGCTTGACCTCTAGATCTTGTATAGCACCGAAGTCGTAGATGGTGGTAATGGCATCATCTTGATTTTGTATGATGCCCACATACTCGGTAGAAGCATACACACACAAGGTTATAAATGGGTATTTTTCCGCTAATTTTTCAAAAAAATCGTTAGTCATATCTACGGATATTTACCAGACCGTTTTCATGATGGAATCTAAAGGCGCTAAATACTCTGTATGTATTCCACCCAAGTCTATATCTATCAGCAACTTACTCAAGTCCTGTGCATGGATACTACCGGTGTGGGCGAAACATTTCTTTACAGGTATAATCCCGTGTATGCAAAAGTCCTAACCATAAACAAAGGTGTTGACAATGTCTTGCTGTTTCAGTTTATCAATCAGCAAGAAAAACCCGTTGACATCTCTGGCAGTAGCTTCATGTTCCGTGCAATCAACACAGCCGGTTCTGAATTGTTGTTGGAAAAACCCATGGTGATCCTGGACGGGCCCACTGGACGTGCTAAAGTGCAGTTCAGCGGTAGCGAACTGTTGGAAGTGTTGGCACAACCAGCCAGTTACAGCATACAGCGCACACAGCCAGGTGGTGGTTACAGTGATGCAGTATTTGTAGATGCACAAGCTGGCGCTAGAGCTCCGGTCAACATTGTTGATTCAGTCCTGCCGCAGTATATACCATCCAGACCTTTAACTATACCCACAACACGACTTAGCTCACAAGGCGGTGTTGACGGAATTGCCTGGGGAGACTATCCAGCCAATCCTTACTGGCAAGGCAATCCCAATGGTGGTAACTACTGGAACAGTTTCTTAAACACAGAATATTTCAGCAGTTTCATTGAGCCAATTAATCCGGTTACCACAGTTCAAATGACCCTAGATGGCTATACCGGAACTATCAAAGCACAGGCCGCTGAGGACTATCAAAGCATGTTTTACAACGTGAGTGAATCCCAGACCTATTACAACTATACCGGCACCATACATCATACCATACTTGGTTGGTATCCGTTGATTCGCATGTGTTTCAACAACAGTATTTTTGCTGTGCCAGATCAGCCGTCGTCGCCGGCCCTGGCATCAGCCATTACCGAAAACGGTGTAGTGACCAGTATCAGCGTGCTCAATGGCGGCAGTGGTTATCTGGCACCACCCAAGGTAAGCATCATAGGTGACGGTGCCGGCGCTACCGCAGTGGCTACTATTTCAGGCGGAGTGGTCACCGGAATTGAAGTGACCAATGGTGGTTCTGGCTATTGGTATCTGCCCAACGCCGGCATGGGCACAGGCCTATACCCCAACAACCCAAATCAAACTGGAGCCGCAGTTGTGATTGGCACCGGCTTTGTGGTTGATTTGCTGTATAGATAAAACCAAAATCAATTGAAGTTTGCCAAAAATCATGCTATACTTGTAGCATGATTGATGTGACTGCTTTTCTTCCGGCCAAACGAAAACAAACAAGTTCTGGATGGATTTCATTCAATGCACCTTGCTGTGTGCATAACAGTGAAAGTGCTGACCGTCGTCAGCGTGGCGGAATGAAAGCCTCGGATCAAGGCTGGAGCTATCATTGTTTCAACTGCGGCTTTACGGCCAGTTTTGTGCTGGGACGCACTCTGTCGTTCAAGGCCCGCAAGTTGTTGAGTTGGATGCAGGTGCCTGCCGAGGAAATTGAACGCATCAATCTTGAAAGTCTCAAACACAAAAACATGGAAGGCCTACTACAGGAACGTCAACAGGTGGCAGAACGCCTGCAAGGCATTGAGTTTGAAGATCGACTGTTGCCAGCCGACACACAGATGTTGCCACCCACGGCCGAACAGTATCTGTTGGACCGTGGCATAAAACTAGACTATCCATTCTTGTATAAAACCATGCCAAGACCCGGCATAGTAATTCCCTTTACACACGATGGGCAAGTGGTGGGTCACACCACAAGATTCCTAGACACTCGCACGCCCAAGTATATTCAAGACATACAGTCAGGCTATGTGTTTGGCACGGATCTACAAAAATCCACTTGGCAAACAGTCTTGGTCATGGAAGGAGTATTTGATGCACTCAGCGTCAACGGTCTTGCAGTGCTACATGCCGATGTCAATGATGCACAGGTGCGACTTATACGCAGTCTTGGACGTGATGTCACAGTGGTACCAGACCAAGACGAAGCCGGCATGCGTCTAGTTGATCGTGCAGTGGAACTAGGCTGGGCTGTTAGCATGCCCGATTGGCCAGATGGAGTCAAGGATGTAAACGACGCTGTGATTCGGTGGGGACGACTGGCCACTTTGTTGACCATAATGCAGGCCCGAGAAACTAGCAGAATCAAAATAGAACTAAGGAAGAAACAACTTGTCAAACGCCTACAATAAACTCTGGGTCTTTGGCGATAGTTTTACTACGCCAGGCTACTGTGTTGAACCCCGAAACAGTTTTTGGGGACTAGCAGCCGCACACTGTGGCATACCGGTTATACAAAATTGTTCACGACAGGTCAACAGTTTTGATAGTGTGTGCCAACTGTTGATAGGTCAACAGGCGCAATACAATTGGACACAGGACCTGTTTATCATAGGCATACCGCCCTTGGAACGTATTACGGTAGAAGACAACCGCAGTCAGTATCATGGCACCCAAATTGATACCGGCACTTGGCAACAGGAGGACTTTGAGATTCCGGCACTGCAAGGGCTAACATCTTTACAGTTTTATGGATCTGACACCAACTTAATCATACATACTGCTCGAACCTGGGTAGAAACGCAGGCCTTGAGAACTGTATTTTTATTAACGGCCTGGCTTGACTCAGTTCATGCACACTATGTGATTGTAAATCTAAGTCAACCGTTTTTTGAACAGGGCGGCGGACCCAATGAATTTTTGGTGCCTTATGCTGTAAATCATTCCAGGTGCATCTTGTTCAAGGATACATATCGTAGTATCAACCAGGATCGTAATCCACCTGCTGACTTTGATCAATACGGATGGACAGGACATCACGGTCCGGCTGGAAATCGTTGTTTTTTTGAAGAATCATTGCTACCAACCATGAAGAGGAATGCACTTTGTTAAAAGATTATGGACTTGATGTCCAACGCTTGTTCTTAGAAATGATGTTGCAGGACGCAGAGAGCTATGTGCGTGTGCAGAACATTTATAATCCTGAAAACTTTGATCGCAGTCTTAGACCTGCGGCCGAATTCATTGCTGAACACAGCGATCAGCACAAGACACTTCCTACTGTAGAACAGATCGGTGCCAGCACAGGCATTAAACTGCAACAGGTTCCGGACCTAAACGACGGACACTTTGAGTGGTTCATGGCCGAGTTTGAACAGTTTACTCGACGTCAAGAGCTAGAGCGTGCAATTCTTAAAAGTGCTGATCTCTTGGAAAAAGGCGAGTATGATCCGGTAGAGAAGTTGATCAAAGATGCGGTGCAGATTAGCTTGACCAAAGACATGGGCACAGACTATTGGTCTGATCCCAAAGCTCGTATCAACAAGTATTTTAATTCAGGTGGACAGGTAAGCACAGGATGGCCACAGATGGACAAGATCCTGTATGGTGGATTCAGCCGCGGCGAACTGAACATTTTTGCCGGTGGATCTGGATCAGGTAAAAGTTTGGTCATGATGAACATAGCACTTTCGTGGTTACAAGCAGGACTATCGGGCGTGTATATCAGTTTAGAACTGAGTGAAGAACTGTGTGCGCTTAGAACCGATGCCATGTTGGCCGGAATGAGCACAAAAGATATTCGCAAGGATATTGATCAAACCGAACTCAAAGTAAAAC